AATGATATGAACATTATTCTTTGGAGAAATGGGTCTCATGAATCTAATAGAAGGTCCATTAATAACATAAGACTTATTTTCTATCTGTAATACACCATCTAAGAATACAAATACAAATGTACTATTATCAATGGATTTAATATCATTGTTATCATCTACAATCAAGAACGGACCTGTACCAGCACTATTAATACTAATACCAAACTTGTTATATGATCCAATACCTTGACCAAAGAATCTTTCAACTGCTAAACCTTCATATACAGTTTTAGTATTCTTTGACTGACCCCATATAGGAGGTTTTGAGAATACAATTTTATTTGGTATTGATGTTCTATCAATACTATATGAATCTCCAACTTGTAAAACACCACTTAAAGCAATCCACAAATCTTCATTGGTTTCAGTATCAACTGGTTTACCATCTTCATAATACAAATCAAATATAGTATTCTCACCATTGAAATAGTCTGGATATCCAACAGCAACAGAATCAGGTCCAGTAGTAAGAATAACTCTTATAACTTCAGATAGAGTATCTAAAGCAGCAAGAACATCTGCACACTTAACAGGACCATTATCAGTTAATATATCAGTATCAATAAATCCACCTGTTAGTTCATTGTTGATTGCTTCTTTAGCAAGTCCAACAGCATATTGGAATGCTTCTATTGTTGGTTCTAATTCACCATCAATATAATCTAGAAGACCATTGTTAAAGTATTTCTCTAGAGAAACTTTTGTCTTTTCATTACCACCAAACCTTATATCATGTGCTAATGCATCTACTATAAATCCTATATCTCTAAAACATTTTGTACTTAATGAGTTCCAAGTAAGATTAGGATGAACTGTCTTTATATGTGAGAGAGTTGACTCTTGAATAAATTCTTTGTTCCTTTCAATTTGATTAGAAGCATCTAACCATCTACCATTTCTTTGGAAGATATTTCTAATTTTCTTTAAGTATTTGTTATTTAAATTATTATTTTTAAATTGAAACTTCTTAGCATAGAAAGACACACCCTCCAATGGTGGTTCTGCAAATGTTATTGTACCTAGATTTGGAGTGATAGTATATGCCTTACCAGGTTCTTGTAATATACCATCTAATGTAACTACTAATGCTTGACTATTAAATGGTGTTACTACATTATTATTATGATCTACAAGAGTAAATTCTTTCCTACCTACACGGTTTCCTTTATTACCAAACGATCCATTAAACGATGCATTTAATTTTATATCATCTTTTCCAAGAATCTCACTTGTATTAAGAGCATCAAGAGCAACTGATCCAACACCATTTTGAATATTCAAATTATCCATCAAAATGATATTTTGTGTAATCTGCTTTCTTACACTTTCTACTGTTATCTTATTCTTGTTTGGATCCCATGCTTGAATTACTGAAACTCTGCTCATAGCAGGAGTATCACTCATTTTTGCTTCTACTTCACTTTCAATTAAAACTTCACCAAACAACTGGAACCCAGCTGGATGAGTTGTTTCTTTTATAAGTTGTCTCCAAGTATCTACTGAAGTCTTTGACTTAATTGTATATGAAAAATCTTGGTAATAATAAGAATCGTGGATTCTTTGATTTGCATCACTAATCTTACCAGCATCAGAACCATAATAACCTACATTGTCATAATCAGTTTGGATGATAGGTGAAAATTCAGTAAAACTAATATCCTTTAAATTAGCAATCTGATTTTTTGCAAGACCAATAATATTCTGACCTTTTCTAAAAATACCTGTAACTTTATCAACTACAAGAATATTAGATCCTTCTGTCCATGATGTAACCCTTGCTCTAGCTACTTCTACTGTACCAGATTTTTGAATAACAGTTTCACCAACACTAAATGGTTTCTTATTAAAATTAGATAATTCAAATACGTAATTTGATCTAAATGTAGATCTTAAACTATCATCATTATGATACAATCCACCATTACTAACAATTTTAATATTTGTAGGAAGACCTATATCACTACTTGACAAATAACACTTAACTGTATCATCAATATTACCATCAGCATCAACAATACCAGTAACAATAGGAAGTTTCTTATAATCATTTCCTATATTACTTACCTTAATAGAATCAATCTCACCAACTGCAAATAAAGATTTGGTTGTATAATTTATAGATCCTGTACCATCATGAGTAACAGGGGTATCGGTAGAGTATACTATCTGTGTTGGTGTTACATATAATACTGTTTTTTCTCCTTGTAAACTATCATCAATAACATTTAAGTATGCACCTTCTGCACTTACAATATTGTTATTATCAAAATAGTAATATTTGTTATATGGAGTATCTACTTTCTGTGTAAATGTATTTGTAGAAATCCTAGAACCAAATCCAACTTTAATATCAACTCCTGGTGTAAGAAGTTTTGTTTTCTCTACAGCAACAATATTATAATTGATACTAGGTGATAAATCAAATTTCTTACCAACCATTGATGTATGGGAAGTATCAAACTTATATGTGTAATATTTTTTGATATCAATTATTTTGTTTCTTTCACCACCAATCTCAAAACATGTAACAGGATCAGTAACATTTCTTATGTTAACAACTCTATTGGTAGGAGTACTTTGATCTTTAAATACAGAACTTAATGTAAGATATGTTGGAGTAACACCATACCCATACTTAAACACTACCTTTTGTGTTGCTGTATCATATGATACAACATATGGTTGAGTTGTATCAGCAGTTTCTTGATTGATCTGATATCCACTATTAAGAGTGAATCCTGAATCCTGTAAAGTAATAGATGCTTGATCATAATGATCTACTGGTTTAGTTCCTCTATCAACATCAATAATATTACCAGAAATACCTTTTATTGTTACAACCTCACTACCAATAGTGAGTTTATCATTAACACTAAAACCAAGAGAACTTGCAACTATAAGATCTGTTTCTTCTTTAGCAAAACCTGCATGATCTACTTCTATCTTCAATGATGGCGTATTCACATTAGTTTTTACTAGATCAGAATCACCTACAGTCAATATATCATATTTTTTATAACCAGTTCCTTTATCAGTTATGGTAATTTCATTAACTACACCAGCAGTAGAGACGTTAATCTTTGCCTTTGCACCACTTCCTGTTCCACCCGACAATGCTATATCAAGATATTCATTTGGAGTATAATCTGCACCACCATTTAAAATCTCAAATCTTCCAATTCCACTATCGCTGAGAACCGTTGCTACAACAGGGATCTCAACGATGACTTCTTGATAAACAGCAGATGTTACATTAAATGTTGTTGTAGTCGTAGAATCGTTAGGATTTATATCAACTGTTATTTTTTCTCCTTCAGCAACACCGTGGTTTGATCCTGTTGTAAGTAGAGCAACATTATCTTGTACTGTTGCAATATCTAGATTTTCACTTAAAGAATTAATAGAAATTATTTTAGAACCAGGTGTGTTTAATAAATCAGAACTAGAAATGAATAATGTTGACGAAATTACAAATCCTTCCTGTGTTACCTTTACTTTAACACTATTTTGTGAAGATGTAGTTTCTAAAACCTCACCTTTAGCAACAGGAAGTTCAACACCATCTCCTAATGACAGAATAGCACCCTTTGTATATGATGAATTCTTATCAAGTAGTAATGTCAATACCTTGGTGTCAGATGTTAGTGTTCCAGAAGCACTCCATGTGCCTGTTACAGAACGAATAGGGAAGTTAGTAGCAGAGAATACATTACCAACTACAAGACCTGTTGCAGACCCTTGAGTGACCCTATCACCATCAAACAAATAAGCAGTATCACTCAAAGACAGATATAATACTTTATCAGTTTGAGACTCAATTGAGACTACTGATTTTCCTTTAACAGAATCAACTTCTGCATCTACACCAGAACCACCAGTACCACTCTCATCAATAATCAACTTAGAACCAACTGAGAATTTATCAGAAGATGATTCTACAGTAGCAGATGATATACTACCTCTTGTTACATCTTGTATAAGAAGAGATGATCCATCACCATTATTCTCAATATCAGAAGTTCTTAGTCTTCTTGCCTTTTCTGGTAAATCATATTGATTTAACTCAGAATTGTAGTTAGAGTCAATAGGTAAAGAATAATAAGATTCACCAATAATATAAGGATATACAGGAGTATTTGTGTCATCTACTGTAATGAAGTATGCATACGTTCCATGTGGAAATTCAGGTGTAACACAATAACGTCCATTATTCTTATCTAATGATCCTCTTTCATGCACATATACCCAATCTTGAATGAATGTGCCAATTGGATAATTGGACTCACTAGGACCACCATCCCTAACAGTTACTGGCATATAACTACTAGTCATTCTTTCAATTAGACTATGACTAGCATCTAAGGGATTTGAATATCCATAAGGACCATATATGGGGTTACCATCATAAGCAAACCCTAATATAGGAGAATGATTTGATCCAGTATCATTTGTTCTTAATGTAGTAGGAGATGCAAGATAACCATATCCTTGTCCTAGAGAAGTAACATAGTTATGAAAGAAACTACCATTCTCAGAATCTACAGATGTCTTCTTAAATCTATCCTTTCTCCACTCTTTAATCGTAGCAGTTGCAGTAGCACCAAATCCCACTGGAATAATATCAATTAATACATTACCTGAACTATATCCTTTACCACCATTAACTTTAACTAGATTGGTTAATTGTCCACTGTTTGATACTTCTGTTGTATAAACAGCAAATTGTCCTCTACCTGCTAAATCAGAGATTCTAACTTCAGGTGGTGAAGAGTAGTATTCACCAGCATTATCAATAGAGATACTAGTAATTTCACCATTTGTAATAATAGGAGTTACCTGTGCATTTCTACCAGACAATATCTCAACTGTAGGAACAGATGTATAAGTACCTGCTGTAACAATTGATACAGACTCAACAACTTCACCAGCAAGTTTTGTTGTTGCTTGATTAGCAACACCATCAATTAAGACAAAAGGTGGTTTCTTATATCCATTGCCCCTTTTATCCACAGTAATCTTCTGAAGAGGTCCATTAAGTATTACCTCTTCATCTTTTTGACTTAAAAAAGGAATACCATTTGTAGCAATACCAATATCTCTATACTTAGTGTCATATACCTCAGTTGTAGAGATTGGTTTCTTTCTAATAATCTTTAAATGCTTTTGATCTGCTGCATCAGAAGGTAGTGCTCCAATAGCATGTGAAGGAAATCCAGATGATGCAATGTAATAGGAATCATCATCTTCATAGATTGCAGAAACATTAGAATTTAAATCAGCAATAGCAGGTGCAGTACCACCAATAGTCCATCTAAGGTTATTCTGTGCATCAAATATTTTAATATCATCAGTAAGGAAACCTGACTCAGAAATATCAATAGTATCACCAGAACTTGAGTAAGGAACTTTAGTATCTGCTTCTAAATTATATACAACACCATATACCAATAGTTCTACACCATTACCACTTACATCAGAACCAAATGTTACAACTTCCCCAACATCATATACAGCATTACTTTGTCTAGACTCAATAATAAACTGGTTTACATTTTTATCACTAAATGTAAAGACTTCATTATCAATAATGAATTTTCCTTTGTTTTTCCACCCCATTGTGGAGAAAACATTAACTCTATCACCAACACCTAGCGTTGCTCCTACAGATTTTGTTAATGTTGTTTTAGTAGAAACAGAAAATACACCATTAACACTAGGTTCTGAAAGGATCAACTCATATAATTCATCACCATCATACCTTCCAGCATATTGTACATTATCTACAATAGCAGAAGCATAATCACCTGATGTCTGTGTAATTTTTCTACCAATTAGATCATTTACATTACCAGAAAGAATTTTTGCTTTAATTGAATAGTTATTAATCCAACTAGAATCTGATGGTTTTAATGTATGCTCTCTTGGGTATAAAATTGATGGTTCAGGATCATTATCAATAAGACACTTAAATAAGAACTTAACTGAATCAACAGTTCCTTTTGCTTTATAAAAAGAAGTTATATTCTTAATAAGAGTTCTCTTATCAATATCTCCTTTCAGATATGCTTCTGGAAAATTGCTAAGGTATTGCTTCTCAAAACTCTTAACTAAAGAATATAAAAAGAGATTACTAATATTATGTACAGTAGATCCTAATATATGATTGTCTGCCTGTGTTGTTACAAAAGTGCTCTTTTCATAAAGATCACCAATCTTTGTATTACCACTTACACCACGACTTACTTCTAAAAACTCTGTGTCTGTCCTACTTTTATAGAAACAAATTTCATCATCAATTTTAATATAACCACCATTCTTAGGGAATGAAGTAGCATCAACAACAGAAATACTGTTATCTACATCTTGTACATACGTTGTAGTTGTAGACGACTGCTTTAATAAATTCTTCTCATAAAAATCTATATCACGATATTGCTGGAGATTACTAATAATATCCAGTGGTTGACCTTGAATTTCATTTTGCTCATAATACTTTTGTATAAACTTACTAAAAAGTTCATACTCTTCGTTGATGAAATCTGGTAATTGTGACTCAATTAAAAATGAGATTTTATTGGCAGTTTTTGGCACTACTCTTTATACGCAACGAATTTACTATTTGATACATCTACATCTAGATACATCTCACGTTTTACTTCAATATCTTTATTAGCAGGTTTGACACGTAATTCAATACGGTTGTCAGAGAAACTACCTTTTAAAATAGTAAAGTCATAAATTTGAATTTCACCCTTATCATAATTAACATCACCCACTGAATCATTCAACAGGATTTTATCACCAGTGATGGAGTCTAGTCTATATAGCACCAATTTACCATTTCTATCCTCTAGATACGAAGTATAATTTGGATGTTCAAAGACTGTCATACCAGTAGATGAAACTACAGGAGTATCACAATCTTTATAGAACGGATTCTTATAACAAATTTCATAATAAGAAGAACTATTAATCTGTGCAATAAAATCTTTCCTCATAGTAATAGAAGTATCATTTGAATTGATAGCACGATCCGCACCATCTATAACACTGATAAACTTACTATATCTAAACTTACCATTAAACTTCTCTGTTCCTGATGTTTTCAAATACTCAACTACACCAGTTGAAACCTTAGAAGCAATTTCAGTAGTGAGTAATTTAGTTTTTGTACCATCAAAGTAAATATTACTATCTATCTCAACATAAAGAATAGAAGGATCAACAAACTCTGGTCTAATAGAAGCAACTGTATACTTCTTAAGTTCAGTCGTCAACTGGTTTTTAGTGAACGATGATAATGATGCTGCTTCAGATGGTTTGATAGAAAGAAATACTTTACCATATGCAGGAGGTTCTTGCTCTTCACCACCAAATACAATAATATCACTGATTGCAGGATATATCTTACGGACAATAGCAGAGTAATCATTAGAAGTAACTGCTCTATTCTGTGATCCAAAGTACTTAGGAGCATTGAATTTAATATTAGAAATAGATTCAATATCTGCTCCTCCGCTTGCTGCGGAAGAAGTTGTTAATGAATTTACGGAAAACGGATTATTTAATAGATTTCCATCACCATCAGTAACAGTTCCGTTAAACACAAAGGACTTAGCACCATTAGTAACAGGACCACTAGTAACAACATATGATATTTCAACAATATTATTGTTACTCAGTTTCTCTCCTAATACACCATCACCAAAGAATATCTCGTATTTCTCATCTTCCACTTCACTAAGGAAGTATACTTTATCAGTAGAACCAACAGATAAAATACTATCTGCTTTCTCGTAAATATTTGATACTGTTAAATTTGCTTCTTCAAATACCTTTATCTTAAGTGTACTAATATCTGCATTAGAATTATCAATAATAAATCTTTGATTCCTAAGTGATGTATCTACAGTAGTTCTTGTAGTAACTAGAGAACCTTCATATATGGGTAAATCAGTAAATGTAGCAGTGTTATTAACAACTTCCTTTTTATAATTTTCCGAAAGAACAAATTCATATAAAGAATCATCATAATTTGTTATAAATCCTGTACCAGCCTCTAATGTAACTGAACTAGGTGCTGAATTGCCAGTAAACAACAATTGCATACTAACTGCTGCCTTTGGTGATGTGATTGATTTTGGTGAGTACCCTATCTGCTTCGCCAGAGCAACCACATTGTCTCTCAAGGTAGATGAATCTAAGAATAGTTCATTGACTACCATATTAGCGTTAAACGCTGTGTAGTACGTATTATATGCCAATACATCAATCAATTGACTGATAACAGATCCCTCAAAATCATAATCAGTAAATTCTGTTTCTGCCCTCATGTATTCTTTGAGTGCAGTCTTTATATCAGCAAAATCTAAATTGCTTACTTGTGTATATGGCATTATCTTGTTCTAGCTAGGAAGAATTCTACATTTGCAGGTGGTACATCAGCACCTTTTATACTATATGTCATTTCACAATTGAAACCATTATCACTATAGACTGGACGACAATCAAGACTCTCTACTAATATTCTTGGTTCAAATTTTGCTATCGTATATAATATAGAATTTTTTATACTACCAGCAGTAGCATAATCTAAAGGTTCAAATAATTGACTTCTTATATCAGAACCGTAATCAGGTTGAAATACTCTTTCTCCCCTATTAGTCAGTAATAAATTTACAATTGCCTGTTTAATAGCAGAAGCATCCTTACTGACAACTAGGTCACCAGTAACAGGATGCTTCTTAAAATTGATATTAATGTCCTTAAAGGACAATTTAGTCGCCATTACCGACAATTATACTGAGTCAGTAGTTATTTAGCGAGTTTTATGTAACTTTGTAAAATGTATACTTTAAAAACAACTCTTCTCCCTTTTTAATAGGTTTAATTGTTGTCATATGATAGATCTTACCCCACCCTTGGTCTTCATACCCTTTAACACAGTTGGGATCATCACTGTGGTTTACAAATCCTCCTAGAGGAGTTCTCATAATCTTATCATCCACTACTATATGGGATATACCAAGATAAATGCTATCTGGTATATCCTCTGTAGCAAAGATGCCCTGTCCTGCGACAGAACTATGCTTAACTTGTAAACAACTAGGTAGTGCTTGATACATTAGAATTGAATATCTCCTTCAATTGGTGTAGGTCTCACATCGGGTATTTTAGAATCTCTATCCATCATCAGTAAGTCTCCTTTTTCCTCTTTTATCTTAGTAAATTTACATGCAATAGTAAATCTATACTTAGGTCCAATTAATGCTTGTGGTTTTGCACAATGAGGAATACTCCCATCAAAAATACATATTCTACCTGGTACATATGGATTTAAATATACCATCTCAGTTCTATCTTCCTCATAAAAGACCGTCTCACCACCGTAATTGCTTTTCCATTCAATATTAGGATAAATCAGCATAGTTATAACTTGACCTTTTGTAGGACCATCTACATGAATCTCATGAGAATCATTTACAAGTCCCAAATTAACATATGCATTTGAAAATTCATATTCTTCAGGATTGATGAGTTCCCCAAAATTCTCCATACGGTAAGAATTTTGAAAGATAGCGGTACAAATATTATCATCAGGTATTTTTGCAATACCTCCACTTTCTTTAGTTTCTTCTTCACCACAAGTAGGACATAGAGATCTTCTATACCTAGTACCTTCAGGTCCAGTATCCATTATCTTACTCTCAATAAGTTGAGGTAAGTCTGCTCTCATTCTCCTATCAGTAATATCTTGTATATCAAAGTTACTCGTATTTGCAGGAGAATACTTCAACGACATACAAGTATCGTAAAGTGATTGGTGCTCACCAAATTTGAAAGCCTCATCCATGATAATAATATCACGACCTTCATCAACTTCTATTTTGTTAATTCGCATAATTTGTATAGTACTTTAGAGTCCCTCGGTGTTTTCGGGTCGGAGACCTCGCCCTAAAACTGCTTCGGATGGGTTACCACGTCACCGTGTATCTCACCGATATCATCTATGTGGGCATGATCAATATCAACATGCAGTTCTTTCTCAAAAGAATCTGCAATACGCTCAAGGGCAGAAGCAATCCTCAGTAATTCCTCGCTCATTTGCCCTGTCCTCTGTAACGCTTCTTAGCAGCATTGCGAGAGGTAGCAGAAAGCTTTGTGTTCTTCCCACGTCCTTGTCTCGTATTCTTTGGTTTTGCAGGAACATATGTCCCACCACCCATAATT